ATACCATCCCCACTGATTGTTAAATGGGCAAAGCATTTCATTAACTCCATCGATGCGAGACAAGTCTAGCTTAGATGTTCCAATTAAGGCGTTTCCGTCCTCATCGAACAATACGTTATAGTATTGATCCTGTAAGAATTCAGTTGCTGAATTAGCCTGTAAACTTTGAGTTAACGGATAAAGCACGCCACCCCAAAACATAGAAATGCGAACATAGTTCACATAGTCTGGAGGAAGGATAAACTTAAGGTCATCGCCAACTTCTAATTGTAACGCGTTTACCTGACGGTTAGCGTCATAGTTTAATTCTTGAATCGCGCGTTTAGCGTGAAATATAATCTTGTAACGGTTGATATTGTTTAACAAATCACCGTCGTCGGTATACATCAAAATGAAATTGTTCACTACATCTGCTAGAGTAGTGGACTGATATGAGCCCCAATTGGCATCGGTAGGGGTTAACCCATCATTGGTGTAATATTTTTCCTGATTCATTATTGAGCCTTTTGGTCAGTATATGCTTCTTCTTGTTTAGCGGCTTGAACAACTTCGGATTCCCGAATACTAGTCCCTGCATATTCACAAATCTTTATAACAAGTTTTGGAAAGTCAGAAGGAGTTAATTCAAAATCTTGATAGTCATTTGCCGACTGATTAAACAATGGACTACCGTTCACCACTGTATATGTCCACTTAGGGTCATATGGATACCGTACATAATATGTTTCAATGTTGCTTGTAATCGAATTAGGGTACACAGTTAAGTTGTCTCCTTGCAATACATATGTAGGGTATAATGTAGTAGGCGCAGTTAAGTTTGAGTTAAGCAAATAATAAAGCTTCTCTTGATTAACGTGCGTAACTTCTTTGCCATTGTAATACAATACGTTAAGCAAAAACCAATCAGCAGGCATGGCAAATGTGCCAGCTAAAGCATCGTAAACCAAAGGTACATTCTTAGAGAAGTAGTCAATTGTTTGGTCTAATTGCTTAGTGACATCAGAATATCCTCCTGTCTCCATGCCTTTCATGTCCTTAAGTTTTGAATTCTTAAAGTCATAAAAGTATTGATTGAATATCTCTAGCTGCGCTTGCTTGGCAAACGTGTTGAATTCATCAGGAGTGATGTATCCATTATTATCCTTATTCAGGATATTCATTACGGTTTGTCGGACAGAATTTATCATGATGACAAAGATAATAAAAAAAGGGCAACTAGTGCCCTTCTTAATTTATAGATACTTTTTCTCTAGCATCTGGAATACCTCAAGGCCATCATCTGATTGTAACCATGAAGCAAGTACTCTAATAGGGTCGTCATTAAATGCCACACCCATTAGCTTCTTCTTGTTATCAGGCAAGTTGAAGTAGATGTCCCGACGATTGTTTCTCAATGAGAAGTATCCTTCTGAGATTGCTTTTGATGCAATGTTGTTCAACCGCAATTGAGGGTCGTTCATCATGTCCAAGAAGTTTTTTGGATTGTTTCTTGCAGCAATCATTAAGTCACGACGTAACTCATCGCTTGATAATTTATCTACACGAGCTCCTAACAACACGCGACCTACTGCCTCAGCTGTAGTGATATCTAATTCTCTTGCGGCTAACTGTGCATCTAATTGATAGTTCATATTATCAATTTGAGTAACAGCATCTTTCTTAGTATCAACCTCTTCAAATATTTTACCATTGTCTGGGTGATAAGATAAAAACATTTGTAGCACCTGATTAAACCTAGGTACTGTTAATAAGCCGTCATCAAAAATAATTGGTTCCATGATTGCGTATCCATCTTGTTCGTCCTCAAAAGGAGACTTCTGATTTACCGCATAACGTAATGGTCTGTTCATATTAGTTTTTGGATCAAAGTATAATAACGGTCTACGACGCGTATTCTTTGATGCTAACATGAAGGAAATAGGGAATGTTGTTCTTTTAAGGACATACATTTTGTCCTTAATTTCTGTTGGATTTGACATTTGATTTAAATTTTAAAATTAAAAAAATAAATAAGAGAGGGATTTTTAGGCCCCTCTCTGTATTTTTACTAAGCTTCGAACAAGAAGAAGTTGTTCGCACCAAGTGTACATAAAGCACGCTCAGATAAGAAGTTAACCTCCATTGCATCTAGGTCGCTAGTTTGAGCACCACCAGCAGAACCTGTGATCCAAGTCTTGTAACGACGATCTTCAGTCTCAGAAGCACGGTAACGAACGTGTAAGAACGGACGTTTAGCGTTTTTACCTAAGATTTGATCGTAAACTGTAGTAGAACCTGCAGGTACCAAGATGCCATTGATAGCTCCACCAACGATTCCACCACGTAAAGTAGCATCGTTCAAGTATTTCCAGTCAGTCTTGTAGAAGTCATAACCACGCTTGAACCCTTTGAAACCTAAGTTCAAAGCCATGTTCTCATCGTTGTTAAACAAACCGTAAGAAGTACCGTTAGCACCGTAAGAGTTTTGAGAAGCCAACATATCATCGATATCGAATGAGAATTGACGGTTCAAGAAAATTACGTTCTCTTGAATAGCTCCTTGCTTATCAAGACGTTGGATGATTGAATCGAAATCAGCCAAAGTAGTTGGGTTACCACCTGACCAAACGTTACCACGAGTAGCAACAGCGTCAAATAAACCTTGAGTACCAGCAGCACCAGGTTGAACTTGAGAAGCAGCAACTGTCAAGTAAGTTAAAGCACCTGAACCAGCTTCAGCAGGAACACCTTCAACCATTGACATTTCTAAGTAATCTTCGAAACGTAAACGAGTCTCATGCTCAGACTTGATATACCATAAGTATCCTGTAGCACCATTCTCAGAAGTTACTTCAACCCATCCGATTTGAGCCATATCAGAACCAGACACAGTGTACTTGTCTTTGATGATGATAGGCTTGTTCTCGAAGAATAAATCTTCTGACTCTAATGAACCAATCATTCCTGTTGATCCTTTAGTGAATTCAGAACCGTAAACGAAAGCAGTAGAATCAGTATTTATAGCAATTGTTTGTCCACCTGCAGCGTAGTAAGCAACTGTAAATGTGTTAGCAGCTGAATCTACAGCAGTAATAACAGCACGGTCAGAAGCTGAACCTGAGTTGTCAGAGATAAATACAGTTTGGTTAACGCGGAAGTTAACAGTTACGTTAGCATCGTTAACAGTCCACACAGCAGTATCTTGACCTGCAGCAGCAGCTGAAGTACAATCTACGTATTTAGTGTGTAAACGTCCTTGCTCTGCCCACTTAATTAAGTCAGAGTTAGACGGCATCTCAGCTCCTACTAAACGTAAGAAAGATGCAATAGAGCGGTTACCATAACGCTCGAATTCTTTCTCGTAAGTATCAGGTAGATACTGGTTTAAGAAGTCGAAGTTGGTAATGTAGTTGGTTGGCAATGTAGCTTTAACCGCTGAAGGTTGTAACTGATAGCCAGGAATGTCTTGTACTGATCCCATGTTTTAAAAAATTGTTTTGGTTTTAAAAATTATTTTATTCTAAGCCTGCTTCCGTGATCACTGTTCATTGCTGTTACTTTAAAACCTCCTTTTTCTAATGGCTGTCCTGTCGTACGAACGGAACTCATATCGATATTTTTGCTCTGCTTTGCAGACTCATCTATCGCATCAGCTTTCCCTTGTTCGTAGAAGAACCTTGCAAAAGCATCAGGTGTTCTAGCTACGGCAATTGTTTTGTGATACTCTTTAGCATCCTTAATAAAACCATTTTCGTCAACAAAATTGCTGAAGAATTTGGAAAGATCTAATTGATCATTTTTTATTTTGTCGGCATCCCCTGGTTTGTAAGTAAACTCCTTCTCACCAATCTTGAAATCAAAACCTTTGAAATCATTGGAGAATAATTCGTTTGTCTTATTAACAAAGTACTCTGACTTTTTAGCTTGATCCTGCTGTTGCAAGTTAAGCTGACTCATATATTCCTTATAAGATTGCAAAGCTTGTTGGTCCTCAGAAGAGACAGATGCTGCACCAATCGACTCAAGTGGTGCTCTGTACTTATCTTTTTGTTCCTCGAAATACTTTGTTGCCTTAGTAAGTTCTTTTTTTAATGCAAGTTTTTTCTTTTTAACATCGCGTTCGTCATCAAGCTCTTCGTCATATGCGAATCTTTCTGACATCTCATATTGAATATCCTCATCATCCATTTCAGGATTGATTTCTTTCATGTAAGTTGCTAACAAACGCTCAGGTTTCTCATTAGAGAAATCTTTGTTAACTCGATAGAAATCTTCTAACCCACGACCTGTTTCTTTTTTGAAACGATAAAATGCTTCAACGTCATCAGGAAGTAACTCCTTTTGATTTTCAGCAGTCGCAAATAAGTCATCCAAAGAATTAACTTCTTTATTATACTTGCTTTTCAAATATGAAAGAACGTCGTTGTCCCCAAAT